GCCTTGGTATTTTTTTTAACTTAAAAATATGTATAGACATAATACTGTTGGGAATTGTGACAGTCAGTCCGCGTCAATTTTCCGGGGTATGCCTAACTTGCATAAACCACCTAAACTCCATCGAGCGCGCCGACACCCACGCCACCAGGCCGAGCCAGGCAAGCGCAATCGGCGACCGTCCGACCGATTGCCTAAACTGCCCAAACGGTCAACCGTTCGACGCATTGCCCAAACTGCCCAACTGCCCAACTGGCACACTTGTGCTCTTGCATACTTGTATACAAGTTACGTATGGTCAAGACGCCCGTCTCAGGCAATTGACCATAGGTCAAGGGAGAGGGGGCAGGGCCGAGCGCCAGCCGGTCAAATTTGACGCAGGGCTTGCACAAAAATTTTTTTTTAAATACAATTCCGGCCCATGTTCCAAAACCTGCTTTACGAACCCCGTCAGCTCAAGGCGACTGAGGCGCGTCTTCAGGCGATATACAACGCCGCGTATCTGGGTTTGAAAGGCGACAGCCTCGCCATCGCCGCTGGCATGTTGCCATCCGAGTACCGGCAGCTCTGCCAGTTCGATCCGATTGCGGAGATGGCCGAACTCAAGGGGCGCGCTGACAGCGAAGCTGCCAACTCGAAGGCACTCCATGACGCGGCGCAGGCGGGCGACGCCAAGGCGGCGCTTGCGGTGCTCCAGCACGCACATGGGTGGACGGCACGCCAAGAGATCTCGGTGGACGTATTCCAGAAGATCAGCATCACGCAGGCGCTTGCGGATGCCAACGCACGGGTGATCGATGGCACAACAGCCAATCTACAGCTCCCAGGACGAACAGACGCTTATGACCCGGCTGTGGTCGAAACCCATAGCGAATGATCCTGAAGCGTTCGTACTGTTCTCGTTTCCCTGGGGCCAACCCAACACACCGCTCGCGAAATTCAGCGGCCCACGCAAATGGCAGCGCGAGGTGCTGCGCACCATCAAGCAACATATCATCGACAACGACGGCAAGCTGGACATGGACACGTTCAGGCTGGCGGTCAGCTCAGGCCGCGGCATCGGCAAGTCGGCTTTGGTCAGCTGGCTGATCCTATGGATGCTGACCACGCGGATCGGATCGACGGTCATCGTGAGCGCCAACTCCGAGGCGCAGCTCCGGTCGGTGACGTGGGGCGAACTGACCAAGTGGGCGGCGATGGTCATCAACGGCCACTGGTGGGAAATCAGCGCGACGAAGCTGATGCCGGCGAAGTGGGTCTGTGAACTGGTCGAGCGGGACTTGAAGAAGGGCACGCGCTACTGGGCGGCGGAGGGCAAGCTGTGGTCGGAGGAGAACCCGGACAGCTATGCGGGCGTACACAACCACGACGGCATGATGCTGATCTTCGACGAGGCAAGCGGCATACCGGACCCCATCTGGTCGGTCGGCGCGGGGTTCTTCACGGAAAACATCCTCGACAGGTACTGGTGCGCGTTCTCCAACCCCCGGCGCAATCAGGGGTATTTCTTCGAGACGTTCCACGCCAAACGGGACTTCTGGAAGACAAAGCAGGTGGACGCGCGGACGGTCGAGGACACCGACAAGAACGTCTACGCGCAGATCATCTCCGAATACGGCGAGGACTCGACGCAGGCCCGCGTTGAGGTCTACGGTGAGTTTCCGACCGAGGGTGACGATCAGTTCATCGCGCCGGCACTCATCAACGACGCCATGCGCAGGCCACGCTACAATGACGAGACGGCACCCGTCGTCATGGGCATCGACCCGGCGCGAGGCGGCGCTGACTCGACGGTCATCGTGGTGCGGCAGGGGCGCGACATCGTGGCAATCAAGCGGTTCCACGGCGAGGACACGATGGAGATCGTGGGGCGGGTGATCGACGCAATCGAGGAGTACAAGCCGACGCTGGCGGTCATCGACGAGGGCGGCTTGGGGTACGGCATCCTTGACCGATTGAACGAACAGCGGTACAAGGTACGCGGGGTTAACTTTGGCTGGCGGGCCAAGAACTCCATCATGTGGGGCAACAAGCGTGCCGAGATGTGGGGCGCTATGCGAGACTGGCTCAAGACTGCGGCGCTGCCGGACGACCGCCAACTGAAGGCGGACCTGACAGGCCCCATGCGTAAGCCGAACTCGGCGGGTACGATTTTCCTTGAGGGGAAGAAAGAGATGCGAGCACGGGGACTGGCCTCACCTGACGCAGCCGATGCGCTGGCGGTGACGTTTGCCTTCCCTGTCGCGCACCGCGAAGAACGCGTGACGCAGCTCCGCCGCACCTACACGGGCAACTCCACCGTTGTGTCATGGATGGGAAGCTGATGGGCGTGTCTCTGTCGGTCAAGCGTGGCGAGAAGCTGCCGGTCAGCAAGGGCGCGGGCCTGACGGCCAAGGGTCGGGCTAAGTACAACGCAGCGACGGGGTCCAAGTTGAAGGCCCCCGCGCCGCACCCCAAGACCAAGGCCGACGAAGGGCGCAAAAAATCATTTTGCTCGCGCATGGCAGGGGTGGTGGCGAAGTCGAAAAACGCTGATCGGGCCAAGGCCAGCATGAAGCGGTGGAACTGCAAATGAAGGGTTTGTACGCAAACATCCACGCCAAGCAGAAGCGGATCGCGGCGGGGTCCAAGGAGACAATGCGTAAGCCTGGCACCAAGGGCACACCGACTGCAAAGGCGTTCCGCGAGTCCGCCAAGACACGGAAAAAGTGATGCCGCTCAAGAAATCAAAGAGCGCCAAGGCGTTCAAAGAAAACATCAAGACGGAAGTCAAGGCCGGCAAGCCGGTCAAACAGGCTGTAGCGATCGCATACGCGGTCAAAAGGAGAGCGAAATGAAGAAAGACGTCAAGAAGCCATCTTCCAACTCCAACCACAAGCGCGACAAGCCCACCAACCCGATCAAGGTGAACATGGGCAAGCTCGGCAAGAAAGTGTGCTGACATGGCGAAGCTGTCCACCAAATCGCGTAACAAGCTCGCCAAGAGTGAGTTTGGTATGCCGGGCAGCCGCGGCTACCCGATGCCCGACAAGGCGCACGCGGCAAACGCCAAGGCGCGGGCCAGTCAGATGGTCAAGGCGGGCAAGCTGAGTCCGTCGTCAAAGGCCAAGATCGACGCAAAAGCCAACAAGATGTTGAAGAAATGACCGACTATTCAGGCGTAGGCACAGCGGGCAAAGTGGCGGACGGCGGCTCTGAAGAGTCGGACGTCATGGCGACGATGCGCTTTCGCCTGAACATGGCGATCAGCGCCTACTCGGAAAGCCGCGAGGATGAGCTGGACGACCTGCGGTTCTTCGCGGGGTCGCCCGACAACCAATGGCAATGGCCGGCGGACGTGCTCCAGACCCGTGGGTCGGTGCAGGGGCAGACGATCAACGCGCGGCCCTGCCTGACAGTCAACAAGCTGCCGCAACATGTGCGGCAGGTGACGAACGACCAGCGGCAGAACCGGCCATCGGGCAAAGTGATCCCGGCAGACGACCGTGCGGACCCCAAGGTGGCCGAGATCTACGACGGCATGGTGCGGCACATCGAGTACGCGTCCGACGCGGACGTGGCCTACGACACGGCGTGCGAGAACCAGGTCACATACGGCGAGGGGTACATGCGCCTGCTGACCGAATACTGCACCGATGAGAGCTTTGAGCAAGACATCCGCATCGGGCGCATCCGCAACTCGTTCAGCGTGTACATGGACCCGACCATCCAAGACCCCTGCGGCGCGGATGCTGAGTATTGCTTCATCACGGAAGACCTGACACGCGACGAATATGAGCGTCAGTTTCCGGACGCAATGCCGGTGTCGTCCATTCAGGTGCAGGGCGTCGGCGACGACTCGCTGACCAACTGGATCAACGAGCAGGTCGTCCGCATTGCTGAGTATTTCTACGCGGTCTATGAGCCTCAGAAGCTCAATTTGTACCCCGGAAATCAGTCTTTCGTCGAAGGCAGCGAAGAAGACAAGCACATGAAGGCGATGGGCGTGAAGCCCGTCCGCAGCCGCACCGTCCACGTCCGCAAAATCAAGTGGATGAAGACAAACGGCTACGAAGTGCTCGAGGAAAGCGACTGGGCGGGCAAGTGGATTCCCGTGATCCGCGTCGTTGGCAACGAATATGAGGTCGATGGACGCATTTTCGTGTCTGGCATCATTCGGAATGCCAAAGATGCCCAGCGTATGTACAATTATTGGGTGTCTCAGGAGACTGAAATGCTCGCGCTGGCCCCAAAAGCCCCGTTTATCGGGTATGGCGGTCAGTTTGAAGGCTATGAAATGCAGTGGAAGACGGCCAATACGAACAATTGGCCGTATTTGGAGGTCAATCCTGACGTTACAGACGGTCAGGGCGCGGTTTTGCCGCTTCCGCAGCGCGCGATGCCTCCAATGGCTCAAACGGGCCTCATTCAGGCCAAAATGGGCGCTTCTGACGACATCAAATCGACCACTGGGCAATATGACCCGAGCCTCGGAGCGCAGTCAAATGAGCGGTCTGGACGTGCAATTCTGGCTCGCGAGCGCCAAGCGGACACTGGCACGTATCACTACGTGGACAATCTCGCTCGCGCAGTCCGTTATCTCACGCGTCAAATCGTGGATTTG